ACAATGGCGGAGATAATACAGTTTCCAAATCAGGAAAAGAAAAGAGAGCGACTCAAGAACAAACTCGATGAAATGATCAACAAAATGGACGATGCCTATGATGAGATGGATATGCTCATGGGAAAGATTTCGGATATTGGAGATTCTGTGAATGAAATCGAAGTAGCTTACAGCGCAGTATTGCGTGAGTATGCTAGAATGATTGAGAAAGAAAGTATAGAAGCGAGACTGCTAACATATTGCAAACAAGTAAACATTAAGTATGATGGCGATACTAAAACACTGCACTTTGTGTTAGAAGATTTTGAAGGAGACGAGCCAGCATGACGAACTATACAAAGGAACAAACGGATTATATTGTCGGGGTGTACCAAAGCGAACCCACTCCCGAGACAGTTGCAGAACTAGCAGAGGAGCTAGATAAGAGTCCGAAATCAATTATCGGGAAACTATCGCGAGAGGGAGTATATAAGCGAAACGTTTATGTAAGCAAGAGCGGGTGCGCTCCAGTCACAAAAACTGAATTAGTCGCAACGATAGCCTATGCACTTGGGCTAGAAACAGAGAGTTTGGAAGGATTGGAGAAAGCTCCGAAGCAAGTATTACTTCTACTGGAAAAAGAAACCGCTGCGGGTGCAGGAATAGAATAACCTCGCTACGGGTGCGCAGAAGCCTTCTTTTCAAGAGGGCTTTTTTATATCTACAGAAAACAGGACGCCAAAGGAATATCTTCTACAATTAAACACAATTGTAATAAATCGCGAATCGGACATAATTGTGTTTGAGTTGGACGCAACTTTGGAAAGAATTTATATTGACCGTATGCACCCGTTGTGTTGTTATCCGATTATTCTTTTCGTTGGCACTTACGATCAATATTATAAAATAGTTATGTGAAACCAGCGAGGAAGGAGACTTGCTCCGCTGTCTCCAGACGCGTTTCACACAAACATTTTATTTACATGATTAATCTGTGATCGATCTTATCATTCATTAATTTATATTTATTATATCACAAAATTCGAAATTTGTAAAGGGGTAGTTTTTCCGTAGGTCATTGGACATAGGGAGCTGGGCGAGTCTTCAGCATCGTAAAAATACTTTATTTTTCCCGAAGGAATTGATAATTTGTTTGATTTCTCCAGTTGATGCAAACGCTGCTAATGAGGTAAACGTTAGCTTCTGCCCAGAGTTTTCCATTTTTCATCTCGTAAGCGTCACTAGATTTTACGCATTGTTTCAGCGTTTGAAAAGGTTTGGAATGAATCATTGTCGTACACTCTGGAGGGTGTTTATCAACATTCCCTTCCAGAGTGCAGAGTAGAAGTACAGCGCTATACAATCCCACGTCGAACAAGCTCGTTTCGTATCTTTTGCAAATCTTTTGGTTGACGTCGAGACTCTTTGATATCTTTCAGCAGTGTTTCAGTGGGCGTATCTTTCATGTAGAAATGTTGTGCTTTTGTTTGTCGAAATCCTTTGGTGGATGGTATGTATTTCATTGGCATATTAGTAGACCTTTATATCTGGATTTTCCTTGGGATCCATCTTGACTGGTGTGCAGTAAGCTTGAAAGCCAGCAGCCATGGACATATTGAGTTGTAAAGCGTAGTCAGTGCAGGCAATAACACTGTAGAAGAACATATCATTACTCTTGATATCTCCGTTGAACATTACTATCAGTAAAAATATGTGTTTCATTCATTCTATCGCCCGATAATATTCGTAAGCTTGGGGTAGTATCTTCCCGCTGTCGTCACTGCAATAATATTCATACTCTCGAGTGCAGTGTATTGTAGATCATGTTTCTTCTTTTGAACGTGCCATTTCAAGCAAGTACCAGAGATAATGTACTTTGTTTCCTTTGACAATCGAGTACTGTTAATCGCATCGTAAGTGTAGATTGAACGCATACAATCTCGTACATCGTTGTGTATCTCAGGTAGTTTCTCAATGTCGCATCGAGGCTCTCCCCAAGAAGTAGTGCAGATGAGTACTAATGCACTAAACAGTTCCATTCTGTTTCTCCCTGTAGTTCTGAATTGCGGCTTTGATTGCATCCTCTGCAAGTACACTACAGTGTATCTTTACAGGTGGAAGTGCGAGTTCTTCTGCAATTTCCATGTTCTTTATGGAATTGGCTTCATCCAGTGTCCTACCACGTACCCATTCAGTGAGGAGGCTACTAGAAGCGATAGCACTGCCACAACCATAAGTTTTAAACTTAGCCTCTGAAATGGTGTCATTTTCGACTTTAATTTGGAGACGCATAACGTCACCGCAAGCAGGTGCTCCCACCATACCTGTGCCGACGTTTGTTTCAGTTGCATCCATTTTTCCAACATTGCGGGGATTCTCATAGTGATCAATTACCTTTTCGCTGTAAGCCATATTTAGTCCTTATGTGATGAAGAAACTCTCTCCGCATCCACATTCACTTGTGACATTGGGATTCTTGAATTCATATCCCTCTTCAAATTCTGTTTTACGATAGTGCATATCCGAGCCGTGTAGATAAATCATACTCTTTCGATCGATGTACAATTTTTTCGAACATTGTGTAACTACAATATCATCCTCTGCTTCTTCGTAGCAATATTCCATTGCGTACGCAAGTCCACTGCAGCCACTATCTTCCACACGAATACGAATACCGATTGCATAATACGGTAGCATTTCGTGAGTAAGTTTGCGCTTTGCAGATGACGTTACGTGTATCATGGCATTCCTATAATCTGACCTAGGTCAGGCGGGCTATAGTTTGGACCTTTCAGTACTTTTCCGTCCTCTCTATAAATGGGTTGTGATTCTTCATCAAGTTTACTCATGTTACTACGGTGTACCTCTGCAAAACAGTCATCAAGATTAATACCATATGCATGCCCAGCTCCATACACGACGTAAAGTAAGTCTGTAAGCGCATCAGCAATGCCAACCAAATCTTGTTTTCCAGTTGCTTCACGTAATTCATTAAGTTCTTCATCTATTAGTTCTATCCTTAGTGCTGCAACGTCAACTCCGGGCCAACCTAGTTCTTTTCTTACTGTTTGTCCAAAGATCCACATAAAATCTTGGACGAGTTCATTGTTTGTTCTCAATGTAGTATCCTTTTTTCTGGTTCAGGTGTTTGTGCCTCTACATGATTAATGTCGTCACGACTAGCACTAATGGCATCAACCATGAGTTCATATTCTGTAGGAGACAGTATAGATTTATAAAGTCCCAATGCCATCGAAGTCATTACACCTGCAACAATCATAGGATTTGTTTCGTGCAGTAAAACTACCATAAACTTCATAACTTCTGCATTGACATCATTAATTATATCACGTTCTTCGTCAGTTACTTCTGCCATTTTTATCTCCTTGTCTACGTTTTTCTCTCAGAACAGCCGCAGATTTAGCTCGATTACGCTTCTGACACGGCTTTTCATAGTGTTCTCTTTTGCGAAGGTCTATAAGTTTTTCGCTCTCCTTGAGCTTACGTTTAAACACGCGCAATGCAGCGTCTACGTTGTTATTTTTAACTCTAACGTGCATCTTTTAAATTGGTTCCTTATTAATTTTTTTCATATGCGTATTATATCGAAATATAGATATCTTGTCAAGAAGTATTTTTATAAACGTAAAGACCTGCGAAAAATTATTCTTGACAAAATACTGATAATTTTGTATAATAGTCTTTGAAATCTGAAAATCTATAAGCAATTAAACAGGAGTTTTTATGAGTCCAGAGTTAGTAGCAATTATTCTGTTTTCTGTCTGGGGTTGTGGCATGACTTGCTACCATCTTGGACGTAACGTCGGCATCGAAGATGCTGTTCAGCATATGTCCGACACAGGGATAATTGACTTAGATGAACAGTAATAAATCAAGACCTCGACGACACGATCTCCTCAAAGCCTTTGATGAGGGCTTACTTGTTTACATAGAATTCAAATCCCAAAATTCTGGAGAATTACTGGAAATTCTTTGCAGTAGACCTCCTTCTGTAAGAAATCAAGGTGTTGACAACTCACGACTCGTAGTCTATCGTATGGATGAAAACAGATACGAAGACATTGCGTGGTCGAGCATTAAATCGTGGAACAAAGATGGAAAAGTCAAAACAAAAGTGGTGGACAGTCTGGAAGCATAGCTTAGGTTCCTACAGCGATGAGGATACCGCTGGGCATGATGATTTAATAGCAATAATACGAACAACAATACTTTCAATAAATATAGCGTGTGCATTTCTTATAATGATGAACATAGTAGTAGGTTGGTTGTGAGAAAATGGTGGAGAATCTGGGCAAAGTCTCTCGGAGAGAAGGTAGGTGAGACAGACCGAGAAGCAGATACAATAGCCATCATACGAACAATCTGGTGGCTGACTCACATGGCAACCTGTATATTTATCATTCTCAATGCGATAGCAAACCATGGTTGGGGATTATTATGGCACGTATAGTACAAGAAAAAGATGACTATGGAAAAACAGTATGGATAGTTTTTGATGATAATGATAAAGTAGTAATTATTACAAAGAATGAACATACAGCAAAATATTATTATGACAAGGAAAAAGAATGAAAGACGCACTTAAAATGTTGGGAATGTTTTTAATGTTCACAGGACCAATGTTTGTAATCGTAATATGGTATTTAATAACAGTTCTTTAGGAGTAGTAAATGAACAGAGATAAAGTAATGGAACAGCTCAAGATTGATGAAGGTGTAGTGTATGAAATCTACCTCGATCATCTTGGATATCCTACATTTGGAATTGGACATTTAATACTTGATCATGATCCCGAGCACGGACTCATGATTGGTGATGGTGTCTCAGAAGAACGAGTAAAAGAAGCATTTTATCGTGACTTTGAGATTGCACTTACAGAGTGCAAAATGTTGTATGATTGTTGGGATAATTTTCCTGATGAAGTACAAGAAGTGTTAATAAACATGATGTTTAACTTAGGCAGACCACGACTCAGTGGTTTCAAAAAAATGAACGCTGCACTAGCATCTGGAGACTTAGAAACTGCCGCAATTGAAGGTAGAGACTCACGATGGTATGTACAGGTAGGCGATCGCGCTGAGCGATTGATGACAAGGTTGGAAGTATGCTCCAAGCACTAATCGGACCAGTAGCAGGACTACTGGATAAGTTCATTCCTGACGCAGATGAGAAGATGAAGATTGCGGCAGAGTTAAGTACGATGGCGGAACGACACGCCCAAGAATTAGCAAAAGGACAGCTAGAAGTAAATAAAGTTGAAGCCGCAAGCAAGAGTATGTTTGTGGCTGGTTGGAGACCTGCCGTTGGGTGGGTATGTGTGCTCGGTATGGCTATGAATTTTATCATAGTTCCGCTGGGTAATTTCGGACTATCAGTGGCAGACATAGAAGTAGTAATTCCAATGATAGATACAAGTCAAATGATGCCTGTTCTCATGGGTATGTTAGGTTTAGGTGCAATGAGAACCGTAGAAAAGGTACAGAAAGTTTCACGGGAGAAGTAAATGCAAAAGATAGGAATCGCAATAGTATCTATACTATTGATTACAGGATGTACGACCGCAGCAACGACAAGTTCTTTGAAAGAAGAAGCACAACCTACATTAAAAAAATTACAAGCAAAAATGCGAGGAAGAACAGTAGAATACTGTGTAACACGAGGTGGCGGAAAAACGTGTACTTACATGAGCGAAGATCAAGTACGTGATCGATTAAGACGTATGGGAATATACTAATGAAAAATCCAGTAGCCAAGTTTTGTCGCAGGTTCAATAAGAGCAGGATCTTTCGTGACCGCAAGAAAGAGGCGAAAAAACGAGGCTACTACAACAAATCAGAAAAACACTACAGGGATGGCGACAATACGTGATTAAAGTATACGCAGATATTTTTCGAGAAAAACTGCACAGACAAAAAGAGTCAATTCGTAAAGAGCTAGATCGACCCGCTAGTGAGCGAAGAAGAGAATGGTTGAAAAAGCAATTATGCCAAACGAGAGAACTAAAGAAACTAGTGAAAGAAATGAGTGATGAAAAATGTCCTCATTGTGGTGAGAACTTAAATTGACCAATTATGTATCGCCCTGTAAAGGGGTATGCCTGTTAGACCCAGAGAAAAATGAATGTATAGGATGTTACCGAACTGCTTACCAGATACAATACTGGAATACGATGTCCGCAGAAGAGAAAGGTGTAGTTCTATATCAATGTAAAGAAAAGGAGCAAAAACGTGAGCAAGCAAGAAGGGATGAAATTCGATTCTATCAAGCCACGAGCCTATCTCTTGCCTCCCAAGGCCTTACTCGAAGTAAGCAAAGTTCTGACAGTCGGAGCAGAGAAATATGATGAAGAAAACTGGCGCAAGCTAGACAATCTTCAGAATCGCTACACAGGAGCAGCTCTTCGACATCTATTTGCTCATATGGATGGAGAAGAGCTTGACCCAGAAACAAACCTATCGCACATTGCTCATGCAGTGTGTTGTCTACTTTTTAAATTGGAGGTAGAACTTGAGAAGACTAAGAAAGAAAGCGGGGGAGGATCTGACAGATTCCACCATCGCCAAAGTGATCAAACTACTAAACCCCAGTACTTCGGAGAAACCTATAACGAAGAAGGAAGCGTGCGATCTTTTAAAGATATCGTACAATACTCAACGTCTTCAGACGATAATCGAGGGGTACAATGAGAGAATTGAATTTAGAGCTACACGTAAAAAACAAAAACGTGGGCGTCCAGCCTCCGCTGATGAAATATCCGAAGCAGTACGAGCTCACCTTCGAGGAGACCCTATTACCGATATTGCCTCCGGGCTATATAGAAGTGTGCCCTTCGTGCGGAGCATTATTGAAAGCGTGGGAGTGCCAACCCGAGGCGCTAACGCAGAAGAACGGTATGCAGTTGGAATTATTCCCGACAAGTGCATAGCCGAAGAATTTGAAGAAGGCGAGGTAGTATGGTCAGCAGCAGATCATGCGAGTGCTACTGTTCTACATCAGAATAAAAATATTGATTATCAAAGTAAATATGGGTGCAAATGCTATAGTATCTATGTGCATGAAAGCAGTGAAGAGTATGAAGCCTATGGCCCTGGATATTATTCGTCTGCTCTCGCATATGACCTTGGTAGTTTAAAACATCTGCAAGAATATAATATAGATTTGAAAAATATTTCTTGATAAAAGTATTAAAAAATTTAATTAGAGCTATAAAATAACTAAAAGGAAACATAAAATGGCTTTATATTTACATAGGGAAGATTCTATTATCTATCCTGAAGTTAGCGGACAAAGATATTTAGACGAATGGGGGCTTGAATGGGTTGGAAAAGTAGGTGAGATAATGGTGCCTCACTGGGCTTTAAAGCCCGGGCAGAAGTATGAGTATCTTCCAAAGAACAAAAGTGCTTGGCACATTGACACTCAAAAAGAGTTATTAGAACTAATACCGGATAGTAGTGAAGAGGTAAGATTTCTTGTAGATAAAACTCTACGAATTGCAGATATTTACTCTCCAGAGAAAAAATTAGTTGTAGAAGTACAGAAGTCCGCTATAAAAGCAAAAGAGATGAAGGCCAGAGTTGACTTTCATAAATCAGAAAACAGAAATGTTATATGGATTTTTCATAAAGATAGACTGGGACACCTCTGCAGCGAGAGTATATATCTACCTAAATATGAAGGGCCTCCTTCGTTTGCTAAGTATGGTTGGGTAAAATCTTCTAAAGGAGTGCGAGAAGGTCGATACAGTGAAGAAGAGCGAAAGAACTTTTGGAGAGAGCTATATGCAGAATTTGAGAAAGAAGACATTGAGGTTAGGGAAGGGCGAGTATACATTCGAACGCAGCCGAAAATAGACTATAACTTTAGTGGGCCCTTTGGCCGATATCCTCCTTTGGAGCAACTAGCAGAGCCTCATGTTCAAGACGCAATAAAAGATCGTGTAATATTAGTTAGGGCCGTAAGATTGCCTAATTTTGTACACGAGGACCTACAAAATGTAATAGTAGAACTATATCCTCATATATTTGTAAAAGTTAAAGGAGTATGGGACTTAAACATAAATAATCCTGAGCATGAATCTCGATTTAAGTATATTGAACAGATATATGGAATGGATAGAGTTAAAACTTTTAGAAGAGTACTAGGACTAAAAGTCTATGGCTCTTTGGCCGACGCACTTAAATCTTGTAGTTATTATTGCAGTTAATAAAAAATATTTCTTGACAAAAACGTTATATTTTCGCTATAATATACATTCAGAAATCGGAGAAATAGATGAAAAAAATTATTTATTTATTACCCATCCTTTTGTTTCAATGTGCTCCTGCAACAGTTCTAACAGGCTGTGCAACTTCAGATATGTATTATGACATTCCAGAAGTACCCACCACAATAGACGGACG